CATCTAAAAAATCTTTTAGTGCATATTGATTCTTCCAAACCTTTTCGATTTCGTCATCACTTTCTTTCAGTTTAGTTGGTGCATCAAAACTAGACTTGTCATAGTTCCAATAACCATCTACTTTACGAATCTTTAATTTAAAGTTCGCACCTTGCCAAAAGTCAAAAGGATTAATTGGTGTTTCATCATCAAACTCTGGTTGCATAGCTTCCATAAGTTTGTCAAATATTTTTTTACCAAACTTGTATAAGAAAACTTTACCTTCGTTTTGGGGATTTGTTTTATCTTCTACAACATAGATATTTGCATAGTATTGCAATTTTCTTTTTTGTTTTCTTGCAATCTCTTTATCACTTTCAACTCCAGAATTCCAAAGTTGAGTGTTGTATTCAGATACAGGGTCTTTCTGTTTAATAGTAGTGAGAGAGTTCTCAATGTACCATTGTCCAGTAGGGCCTTGAAATGCATGATTCCAAACTTGAACCCAAGGAACTTCTTCACCTTCAACAGCAGGTAAAAATCTTATAACTGCATAACCATTACCAGCTTTATCAACTTGTGGTTTCCACAGTCTTTCATCTACATAAGACTTTTTTTCTGTTGTTGGGGTTTCGTCTTTCTTTACTTGAGCAAGTAATTTGTCTAAAGAATTAGACTTTCGTAATGTATCAAATGACATAATTTTTCTCCGTATGTAATCGTATGTTTATTTTTTTATTCACAAAATCATAATATATTAAAAGTATTTATAATACTATAAATTTTCAAATTTGTCAAGTGTTGCATGACGAATATTTTCAAATTGTTTCCATTCATCTACTTCACTTGATATTGCATTAGAATTTATTTCATCAGGTACTACTCGAATAAAATTAACATCAGGAAATAATTTAAAATTTACTGAATGTTGTTTTATCCAATTACCAGAATAAATTTCTTTTGAATCTGATGGATAATAATTATCTGTTCCTTTGTACAGATTGTTTATTTTACCATCATTACTTTTTAAATCAAAACCTAACAAAAATACATTATCAGGTTTTTCTTTTTCTACTGCAATTCTTACTGCGATTGGACCTGTACTCCAACCTTCATATTCTTCAGATATTGTTTCTACTTTATCTTGTAAATCTAACCATGTTATGAAAGTTCTTTTCTCTTTCATTTTTATTTTAAAATCTTCTTTATCTGATACAAGTTTCAAACCTTCTTCTAGTAATTCATCATACATTTCTGCATTTGTTCCATGACAAACAAATGATTCTCTATCATTTCTTTCATTCTCAATGATTTCTGTATCTTTAAATATATTACTAGCTGTAAAATTAAATAGTATTTCGGCAGGTAATGGTGACCATTGTTTGAAATAACAAACATTATCTTTTGCATAGTTTGATTTATAAATTTCATGGCTCATACCTGCATCAACACATACTAAAGCATCTACTTTAATATCTCTATAGATCGCATTACAGCCATACACTTTACCAAGTGTTCTTAAATGATTTACATCAATATTTTTTCTTGATTCACCATTACCTAAAACATAAACATTATTTTGTTTTGATAACATCTTCTTCTACAAATTCTTTTATCATAGGAAATACTTTTGCAACTTCAACTGCACATTCTCTTGCAATATCCATGTGTTCTTTTTGTGTACCATGACCACTTCTTAATTCAATGTAGTGTATCCAAGAACGAATTGTGCCATTCATATAGATTCTAGTCTTTGTTAAACCTTCTGGTAAAACTACTCTTGCTTGTTCTTTTGCAATACCATTTTCTATAGCCCACTTGTATGTTCTTTCTGATTGAGAAATAACTAGTTGTTGCATTTCTTCCCATTCTCTTACTAACTTCATATTCTTTGCATCAGTTAAATCTAAAAATAAAGAGTTCTGTCTATTCTTGTCATCTTGCAGTCTTGCTTCCCTAGTGGTGAAACCTAATTCAGTAGTTGAATCTGCATATCTTTGACTAAATTCTTGAAATGTAAAACTTCTATGTCTAACTATTTGGTGTGCAATATCTCTTGTGGTTTCTAGTTCTAAACATACATTTATCATTTCAAATGGTGAGAAATGTTTATGTTTAATTAAATATCGAATTAGTTTTTCACTTGTTTCTTTATTATCTTGATTAGATGGATTTGATACTCTTGCACAATAAGCTATTAAGTCTGTTGGTGTTTTATCTAAATCAGATATTAGTTTATATACTTCAATATAATTACTATTGCGAAGTGGTAATGGTGATTGTGAATATGATATTAATTTTGCAGTCATAATAATCCTTGTTCTAAAAACAAGAGAGGGTCAACCTCTCTTGTTCCTGTACTTGAAGAAAGCAGTTTTTGTAAATTCCTGAATCTTCTTCGTAACTTCTGCATCTCGTTTTTGCAGTTCTGCATTGTCAAATTCTAATGACTTGACACGAGCTTGAAGTTTGTCGATTTTGGAAAGATAAAAACCTGCTTCTCTTATCGTTTCTTCATTTGACATTATAAATTTTCCTTTATAATCTTCAAAAGGTTAATCTTACATTTTTGAATATCAATATTCAAAAACACCGAGTATTTGACAATCAATCGTCTTATGTCTGGCCATACCAAATCATCAGATAATTTTTTATCAAAATCTTTTATATAGTTTACCAAGTCTTGTAAAATAATTAATGTTTCTATACTAACTCGTTTTGCTAAAAATTCTTTTATAATTATTGGGTGTGTATTATTTTCTATTTTAAAAATGTCATCAAAATTATTTTCAAGTTGACATAGTGAAGTCATCTCATTGTTGAATGTATATGTTAAAGATTGTTTTCTTTTATTCCATTCAGTATAATTTAAATCATTAAAGTTACCAATCCAACCTTTTTGATTTACTAAAAAATTTGCAATAAAAAAATCTTTAACAGAATCTTTATACTTTCTTGCAACACGAGCAAAGAAACTTCTGTCTTTTCTATTTAAAAATGATTGTTTTGATGCTTTAGATTTACCACCATATCTTTGATAGTCATAGTCTGAATTGAAATGTAATTTCAATCCTAGATAAATCTTATATGCTTCCCACGGCTCCATAATATTATACATAAATTTTTCAAATTGGTAGTTGTGATATTTTTGGTAAGTAATTTAATCTTCTTGCGTCTGCTTCGAGTTTTTCTTTGAGAGGTTTGGAAACCAGAGGTTTGATAGCCTCTGGCTCCATTTTTTTCACCTGACAATAATGAACAATCGCATCCATGTAGGATATTTTATCTTTCTTTACTAAATCTTCAATTAGTATAGAAAACTTCTTTGGTGTCATAACAGTTAATTCTTCAAGTTTCATTGTACACCTACTACTCCATGTATGCTTCTAATAATCGATTCAATGATATGTTTTGTTTCCATATCATCATGTTCAAGTAATTTGTATTTCTCCACAAATTCTTCTACATCTTTATGATTAAATTCACCTTTAAAAGAATCTGTCCATAGATGTTTAAGTGCTTCGTACGAATTAATATCTCTTGTTTTTAATTCTTCTAAAGCTTGTTGTGTTCTGGTCATACCCATTATACTTTCTCCTTTTCCCATTGTACAGTAAAGTCATCAATCGCCTGGAGAAGTTGTGGTATATATTCAGTTTTATCTTTTACAAATTCTTGAACCTCTCCGTTTTCTGTTACTACAAGAATCACGATTTGATTGATAGGTTGACCTGTTCTTTCTTCCCACATTTCTGCATATGCAGAAGCTTGTAAATAATAATCTAAATTGTATTCATCATTTCTAGAACTTCTAGAAGTTTTAAAGTCAATTATTGATAACTCATTATTATATTCTGCAATACAATCAACTCTACCTGCGACCCTGTACTTGGTGCTGTATAATGCACACTCTTGTGCATATATACTATTTATACGACTTGTAAGGGTTTCTTTTAATTGATTGAACAAACACCATGCAAGAAAGTTTTCTTTATGATGTTCAATTGATTTGTTGTTTAGAAAATCTTCACAGATAGAATGGACTTGAGTACCTCTTCTAGCTGCTGTTCTTGAAATATAAGATGCAACTTGAGTACCTACTCTTTCACGCCATTCTTTTAAACCTTTAGATTTTCTTGGACTTAAAACAGTTGTGATTGATGGATAATACTCATCATCTGGTGTCACATAGAATCTTTTACCATCTATGTTTTTTGTTTGTAAATCTTGTAACTCAAATGTTTTGTGTGTAAACATAATGTATTCACCTTTATTAAATTATATAAATTATATCAAATGTATTATAGTTTTGTCAAGTAAATTATCTACCTTGACCTCTATAAGCCTTAAAACTTCTTCTTTTACTTTTATTCATCATTTGTAGTGATGTTCTTTTACTTGAACCTTGTCCAGTTTTTTTACTTCTAGAACTTGTTTCAAAAACACTTTTATCAAATCGCAATTTAGCCATTATTCTATTCCTAATTTTATTTTGTTAATTAAATAATCTCTTACAAATCCAGAGCGAACAATGTCGCCAACTGAAAATTCAATGTTTTCAAATTGTTCCATTGATTCTAATATTCTTAAAAATCTGCTCATGCCATCTCTATCACTTTGTTTTGTTAAATCTGATTGAAAGAAATCTCCACAGAATATTATTTTACTGTCTTGTCCAACTCTAGTTGTTATAGAATCCAATTCGTGGAAGTTTAGATTCTGACATTCATCTACAATAATTATTGCATTGTCTAATGTAATACCTCTTAAGAATGATGTAGTCAAAAA